ATTAAGAACACTTTGGTTAATGATTGTTTTGTCATCAAATACTATTGTCCATTTACCTTGCATCGATTTAATCTCCTATGTTTTAATAATATATATTACTGCTAAATATGGTTGTACTACTGAAGTAGAATCCCCTGTAAAAGTTGCACTCATGTTGTGAGAGTGTGATCCACCACCTCCAGCTGATTGTGTTGATAAACCTCCACTTGGCCCTGCTGCAGTTACACCTGCGTTTGGTCCCGGTGGCTGAGTTACCATCATGGCGTTTCTTGAACCCAATGAGTGAGAGTGGGAAGCAATTTCACTCGTTGATAATGTATGAGATCCTGTAGATCCTCCAACGTTTCCAGCTGAAGCCACAGTATTTGCTCCACCAGTCGACGCTAAAGCTTTAGTTCCAGATTTTCCAATTGCTACGTTATCTTGTAAATCAGGTAATCCAAAAGTAGTTGCACCATCTCCAGATCCGTAAGTTGTCCCTATGATTGCAAATAATGCAGAATAAGTTGTTCTTGAAACGTTTGAACCATCACATTCTAAAAAACCTGTTGGCACTGAAGAAGAAGACCACGGCACAATAGTCGCTGTAGGAATTCCTTCGATACCTGTAAGGTTTGCTCCTGTAAAATCGTATTTTGTTGCTTCGTAATTTGACATATTATTTCTCCGTGTAAGTCCATCCTGTTGTAGCGTCGCCTGAGAATACTAAACCAAAAGCTGCGCCTTGTGTGTTAACAGTTAAGTTAGATGCAGCATTAGCGATGTTAGAACCGTTTCTTCCAACTACTAATGCGTTTGAGTTAAAATCATAACCTTGGTCGACAAAATGAACTTCGTCTCCAGTTGCCGGTGATGCTGGAAGTGTTACCGTTACAGATCCACCATTTGTATTTACTAAAAGTTTAGCACCAGCTTGAACTGTCTCTGCTGCTGATATAACTCTCCATTTTCTATACTCGTTTGTTTTAACTACATTAGTGCCATCAGAGTATAAAATATAACAATTACCTTCACATAATAAAACTCCAGTTCCAGATGTAGTTTTAAAAGTTAATGTATTTCCTGCGTGATCGCAGTCGTTTTGTACAATATAAGTTTTTTCTATAGAATCAGGTATTGTTACGTTTAAGTTTCCAGCCAAAGTGCCTGTTAATCTAATTACGTCGTTTTTACCATTAGATAAAGTACCATTACTAAAAGTAAGAGCTCTGCTTGTATTAGTTACGTTAAAAGTTGTAAAACCACCAATTGCTTGTTCTAAGATTAATAAGTTTGTATTTGTAATCTGTCCCCATGTTCCCGAGTTTTCACCGGTTGCTTGGACTGTAAGTTTTAGGTTAGCAGATGTTGAATTCGCCATTTTTTATTCCTTATGTGTTCATTTTATTAAAAATATGAGTTTGTGTCAAACTCATTATGCAGCCACCTCTGTCCATCCCGGAGGTGTTATAGGTGCTGAACCTGTATCTACTTCATTCCAGATCAAAGCACTACCAGATCCTTGCGTCATAGTCAACCCAAAACCTGTAACTCCCACATCTACATGAATTACTATGTTAAATGCTGATGATAATCTTGCTCTTTGGAACTGGCCTGTAACATCAACTGGCGTATTTAAATCTACAGATACACTGTTAAGAGCAGCTGTCAAAGGTATTCCAGTAGGAATATCAGTATAATCAACAACTCCAGCGGCACTACCTAAAGAGGCTACCATAAAATTGCCAGTAATCATTGTATCCGGTGCAGGATCAACATTTCCTAAAGTAGCTTGAGCTACATTTAAAGTATTTAAATTTACTAAACCGGTACCTGTTACAGATTGTGGTGCACTCACAGCTGCAGTCATGGCTTGACCGCTAACTAAAGCTGTAGCAAACTGACCTTCTACTCCCCATGCATTTACATTCCAACCTTGTCTACCCCAACCAGTTTGGTTAAATGCATCAATTGTACCTAAAGCAGCAGAGGCTTGAATACCGGTTGCCATCGCATCCGGTCCAGCGTCCGCAGTTCCTAAATTTGAAGTTAATGCAATACCTGATGGAAAAACTTTAGACTGAATATCTACTGCAACTGATGCAAGTGTTCCGGTAATTAATTGAGTTCCTATTGCAGGGGTTACATCGATGTTAACAATAGTGTTGGTTCCAAGAGTTGCAGTGGCTGCAACACCTGTTGGTATAAAGGTGCCGGCTATATTCCAACCGTTAATACCCCACTCAAGTCTGCCCCAACCATTATTTATTTCACCAGTAACTTCTGTTGTGGTGCCAAGAGTTGCGGTAGCCGCGATACCCGTAACTGTAAAAGTTGGATCTGCTAAATCGTTCCATTGGTTCTGGCCCCAAAAGCCGGTATTCCAAGTTCCTGATGCCATAGGAGTTTACCTCCTAATTAACCAGAGATTCTTAAAATCGCTGCTGTTGAAGTTTGAGCTGGAAACTGAATTGTAAAAACTCCTGCTGTAGCTGTTTTATCTGCTCCAAAATCTAAAACTGCAACAGCTGCATTTGAAAATGAAGTGTTGTAGATTAGCGCTCCTCTTGCAGTTAGAGTAACTCCAGTAAATGATCTGTCACTAAAGTCTATTCTTGCTACACCAGCTGTCATCGAAGTTGCTAAATTAACCAACTTACCACCACCTGCAGTATACTGACCAGTGTTTGCTACTTCGTTAGTTGGTGCGCTTGTTAACAACGATGTTGTACCTGAGTTAAGAGTTGCTGAAGAAGTATAAAGAGCTATTTTAAAAATATCACCACTAGGTGCTGCAGTAAAATCCATGTCACCATCTAGTAATTGTTTTTTAAAAGAGTTTGCAATCGCTTGTGTTATAGCCATGTTTTTTTTCTCCTATTTACCTATACGAGGAACACCACTTTGATATTCATCCCGTCTTCTTCTTCCCATTTGTTCTATTG